TACGCAGGGTCGTTTGGGTCGAAAGCGGCTGGCTGTCTGTAAGCAGGATCGTTTGGGTCGAAAGCGGTTGGCTGTCTATACGCAGGGTCGTTTGGGTCGAAAGCGGCTGGCAAAGCAAACTCACCGCTTTGCATCCGGGCTAAAGCATTAACACCGGCTTGCTGAAACGGCGCTTGAAGTCCTTTTTGATACTCAAATTGCTCACGCTCAAGCGCCCTTTGAGCATTAAACTGCTCCCGCTGAAGCGCAATTTGTTGATCCGAAATTTGCTTTGAAACATCAGCGGATTGCGTTGCAGCCGCAGCTTGTGTGCCCGCAGATTTGTTTGACGCGTATGAGCCAATTACAGCGCTGCCGATTGCAGCCCCGGCTACCCAAAAAGTCATGGCTGCACCTCAATTTGTTTATGTTTAATTTGGTTACCGAAACTATACATGCTATTAGGTTCTGCTTCAACCAATTCGGTTTCAGCTTCTTCAATAGTTTTTGCTTCAATAGCGTGAAAGGTCATACAAAGCGCGTCGGTCAACGCATAGACCGCGCGTTTTGCGCCCGGTTTACTTAAAAACAAGTGAGGCCCGGTAACCTCTTGAACCCCATCGTCTGTGGTAATTGCTACCGTACCAGACACAATTAAGTAGAAGTGTTCTTTTTTGTGAACAGCTCCCACAACCAAAACGCCAGCATGGCGAAACACTTCGCGGCAGTACATACCACCGTGAAAATAATGTTTTGTAGCGGGTTCATATTGCGGTAATTTTAACAATTCATTTTGCAACGCCGCTACCTTGTCCGGCGTGACAGTTGCGATATCAAAATTGTCAATTTCAGCAAGTTGCATTATGTCACCTCGCGGCCAGAAACGCGGATGTTGATTGCGCTGGCGGTTCCAGCAATTGTACTGATAAAGTCGCCGAGGCCCAACACTTGACCAACCAATTCCGGAAACGTGTAGACCTCAGACGCTTGGAGCGTCTTAGTCTTGGTGATCAAGTTGGTGTTTCCGTCAGTACCTGCGTTTGTCACCAAGTTGACGGAAATTGTAGCCGCAGAAGCGCTAATGTTAGTGGCCGTAAACTTATCAATAAGTGCGGTCACGCCGTTGGCGGTGTACTGGGTTGTTTGGGTGTTCTCAGCAAATTTTGCCGGGACAAGAACTTTTACTGTGACTGCCATGATTTTTCCTTATGTCGGTGCTACGTATGAGGTAATAATACCATTGGTGAAAGTTAAAGATCCGTCTGTGCCTAAAGCTGTGATTTTTGCCAATGCTGCTGTTCCAGAGATACCAATGTTCTGAGAAGCCATTGTGCCAAAAGTATCTGCTGGCTGCAATTGCAACGCCTCTAACTGCTTTTGCAACTCGGCTGTCAGTTCAGTGCAAGGGCACGCAATCTGCGACGCCAACGCCTCTAACTGCTTTTGCAACTCGGCTGTCAGTTCAGTGCAAGAGCACGCAATCTGCGACGCCAACGCCTCTAACTGCTTTTGCAATTCAACCACTTGCGACAGCAATGCAGACGATTGATCAACCAAGCCAGCCGCCTCAAGCTGCTTAATTATTTCAGCGCTTAAATTCACGGGCGTTGGCTGGGTGCCTACGTCTTGCGCCAGCGCTTGGAGAGTTGCGTCATAGGACGAAATTAGCGACTCAGAACTAGAGCCAATGGCCGGGTCGTCAATAACTGAATTTGCTACGCTGTTAAGCGACAAGAAAAACAAATACCATGCTCGGTCAATCAACCCCGTGCGGGGGTCAATTAACGGCACCCGTGGGGGCGTGATAGATGTGTTAAGCATTTGTCGGACTTAAAATGAGTTCTGCACCCATAATGGTAATCTTTACCGGATCGGTGCCCGACAATTCATACACCCGGTCGCGCAGCTTTAGCGTCATGCCCAGACGCCGCCAGAACACTCGCTTGTAGTATTCGCCGATCTTGCCGATTGTGGCCCAATGTTCGTTAGACCAAGTGTGACCGCCGTCATCTGACCAGCGCAACATAACTTCGGGGTTATAGCCTGGCGTAGCCGGATAACTGGTGGTGACCAGTTCGTAACCGTTAATGTCAGTGTCTGATAGTTCGTATTGCCCAAGCGGTTCAAAATTGTCCCCCGCCTCGGTGGTTAATGTGTCGCCTGATTGCGTGGCTAAATATGTTTGTACATATTCAGCAACAAGGTCTAACCCCGACTCAGTGTCAATATTTTCACTTTCATATCCTGGCGATAAATTTAAACCTACTCCAGATTCAATATCCAACTGAAGGCTGTGCTGTGCGGTGCGCTTGAGATTGTTTTCACCTGTAGGCAGCGCGCGCCAAGAGCGCAACCATTTTTGAATTTCGCCGTTGTCTGAAAAGTCGTCTAAATCAAACGAGTAAATGTTGCCGTTTTCAAAATCGCCCACAACAACTTTGTTGTTAAACGCCATTTGGCAATTGCTGCGGTGGCGGGTAAACGCGCCGTTTACAAACCCAGCACGTTCGTGCCAGGTTTGAGTTGCCACGTCATACACCCATGTGGTGTTGGCCGTGGGAAAAATCAGCACATAAAAGCTGTGGCCGTCTTGCTGGTAAGTGTAGGCTATGGCGTCTGACAAATCGCTGTATTGTTGGATTTGCCATTCCACAGCGTGCGTTGAAATGCGTTGGCCTAAATAGCCATTAGCCCTGTAAATTATGCCTTGCCCCCGGCGGTCACGCCCAAGCCAAAACAAGCTGTTGTCAACTTTGGCAATTGAATATGGGGCCGCGCAGCCCAGTTCGTTAAACGCGCCGGGAATACGCTCAAGCGGAAAGTCTGTTGCGCCAGTGTCGTTCCAAACTTCAATCGAGTTAGTGCCAAAAGCCCACACCTCACGAAAGTTAGAAACCACGGCTACCAACCCGTCAGGAGAACCTTCGGTGCTAACAAATTCCAGCGGATCAATAGATGTGCCGTTCAGAATGGCCGTAACCCACATCTTTTGGCTGTTTGGTTCATTGAACACAAAATAGCCATCTAGGTAAGTTACAGTCACCGCGCCAGGGAAGTCAGGGTCCGTAATGGGGCCAAAGGCGTTGGTGGTGTTGTTGTAGATGAAGCTGGGGCCATTGCAAGCGATAAACAACTGAGTGCCGTTGTCGGCCAAACTAACAGGGCCAGTACCACTGACGTTGCCGATTAACGTAGCTACATACGAGGTGTTAATTTTGTAGAGTTGAGTTCCCGACACTACAAAAGCTGTGCTGTCGCTAGACGAAAACGCCCACAGGCCACGGATTGGGCCAGTGCCTACAGTCTGAAGAAAATTAAGACCGGGCGCGCGGTTTAAGAACGCAGGTTCTTTTCCCGCCTCGGGCACGATCTCGGGAAAGAGATTGACCATCCTGGCGTCCGCAGCGTTAACGCTGCGTGCCACATATGAAGAGCCTAAAATTGGCGTTTTCATGTTAGACGTAACTCGGATACCACTTAGTTGTCGTAGCGTCGTAAGTCATTGTCAATGTTCTACTAACAACCGCAGTCCCCGCCACAGCAATGTTTCCTGCTGTTGTCCAAGTAAATGCGCCGGTTGGAATCAATGCAATTGCGCCGCCGCCAGCGGAAATTGGGCTTGGTGCTGTAATGGTTACAACTGGAGTTGTGCCAGAAACAAAAGCAATTGGCGTAGTCGGAGTAATAGTTGTTGCGCTGGCAATAGTCGGCGCAGCAGCGCTTGTTGCGTTAAATCCGCTTAAAGTAATGCTTGTGCCTGTAGCCACGCCAAGGACAGGGGTAACTAAAGTTGGTGTATTTGCAAATACAGCCGAACCTGTACCTGTCTCGTCAGTCAAAGCGCCGGAAAGCTGGGCTGATGTAAACGATCCAAGGGATGTTGCATTTCCAACCGAAGTTACTGCGCCGGTTAAGTTGGCGTTTGTGGTCACATTACCAGCCGTCAAACCTGCTGCCGTCCCGGTAATGTTAGTTCCAACCAAAGCAGATGGGGTGCCCAAAGCAGGCGTAACCAGTGTGGGGCTTGTTGCAAATACCAGCGCCCCACTTCCTGTTTCATTGGTGACAGCTGCGGCCAAATTGGCGCTGGTTGGGGTAGCCAAAAAGGTGGCCACGCCAGCCCCAAGTCCGCTAATACCAGTTGATACAGGCAAGCCTGTGCAGTTGGTCAAAGTGCCACTGGCAGGCGTTCCAAGAGCAGGCGCTACCAATGTTGAATTGGTAAACAAAAGCGCGTTGGTGACTTGTTTTGTTGTGCCACTTTGAACAATTGGCAAAACATCAGTTGTAGCCGCAGCCGTAGCTGCGGGAAGCGCGGAGATTGCAATGGTGGCCATGTTAGTAGTTTCCTGCGTAAATGTTAAAGCGTTGACGGTTTGCTACCAATGCGTATGGCAGGGCCATCACATCGTCAGGGTTATTGATGCGCTTCAAATCGCGCTTGCTGGTCATGGCGATGCGCTGCACTTGGGGGCTGGGTTCAACGCCGAACTCAGGGGCGATTTCCATAGCCAAATTGTACGTGAACGCGCGCAAGTAGCCTGGCGGGTAGTACAAGTCGGTTGACAAATTTGCTGGCTTGTCGAGTTCTTGCACCGACACAAAATGGAACTCCAAGTCCTGAGTAGGGCGTGGGTAAAGATATATCTCAATGTCAGGAAACGTCATGTTGACCCACATAACTTGTGGGTACGTAGACGTTACAGTCTTAACAGCAATACCGTTGTACTGCTGCTGGTTGATCATCTTAATGCCGTATGACACGCCGTTGTTGGCTTTAAAATACGTGGCGTCATCAAGCAAAATGGGGCGCAAACCCACAAAATCACCAGTTGGCCCAAGGGTGCGGCTAATCAAACCGGCAGGCCAAGTGAAGATTTGATCTTGCGTAGAAAATACCGACAAACGCTCGGTATTCCACGAGTCGATCATCTGGTTGAGCGCCATCAAGGCATCTTGCGACATCGCAGCAGACGGCGTTTCACCTTCGGCAAGAATGCCAAGCAATCGAAATGCTCGGTTAATTTGATCGCCAGCGGTGTACGTTGCCATGCTTAGACCTCTTGGGTAATCACTTTACGACGGCGCTTAACTTCCAGCACGTTCACGGGAGCCGCTTCTTCAGGTTCAGAAGGCGTATCTGGATTATAGCGAACCCAACCGTTTTGTTCATCTGCTTCGGCTTCAAGATCCATAGTGGCAATCTTTGCGCCGTGCAGGGGGTGTGTTAAATAGATAACAGCCATTTGAATTCTTTAAAAACAGGGACCGAAGTCCCCGTTT